CATCTGCTCACGGCTACCTGAAGAATAGGCCGTTCGCCGCTTCTTCAGGCCGCCATCGCTCCTCTCAAATTCTTCGTTGAGGAACGCCGACAGACGCTCCTCAAGGTCATTCTTCTTCGTCATCGTCATTGTCATCATCGCCGTCATCATCAGACTCCTTCCCCTCGTAAATCTCAAGGTAGGAGTCGAGAAGGTTCATGCCCTTGACCATGCGAGCTGTCGCCTCCTCGGCTGTGATTTGGCCGCGCTCCAGATCGGCGGCGATCTCTTGGAACTGGCAGGAGCACTCGGCCAGCTCGTCAGCAAAGTCAGCGTCCTCCGCCAAGGCGATCATCTGCTCAAGCGTGATGCTCGCGAGGTCGGCTGCCTCCATGAGATCGGTCACGAACAAGTAGCGCACGCCATCAACGCTGCGCTCAGCCGACTCGCCCATGCGCTTAAGGTAAGACTTCTTGCGCTGCTCGCGACGACGGAACTCTGGCTTGCGCTGACGGCGCTTGCGCTGGACCTTCAGCTTTGCGCGCTTCTTGCGATAGTTGCGGCGCCACGCTGCTCGCTGCCCTGACGTGCCCTTCTTGATCTTCTTCTTCTTTGGAGCGCCCGGCTTGGCGAAGCTGCGCACCTTGCGATAGCCAGCCTCAGAAAGCAGCGCCTCAAGCACAGGCTCGGGGTCGGGCGGCTCCTCTCCAGAAGACTGAGCCACCGTGTAGCGCTTGGGCTCTTTGGACTCAGAAAGCTCGGTTCGGCCAGCTCGCAGATAGCTCAAAAGGCCGCTTTTCCTCTCTAGCAAGACGTTATATTCGCTCATTCGTTACTCTCCACCTGCGAGGCTTAAGGCTCGCGCTGTTAGGTTACTAAGGGTCGTCAACTGCTCCGACAAGAGCCTGTGATAACTCTCGCTGATAAAGTTCAAGCTCTCGTGCAAGAGGTCGATCTGATTCCATAGGTCCAAGCTCTCAAGTAGAAAAGCTCCTTCAAGCACCGGGGCCGATTCAGCGAGCACGGGGATCATCTCAGTGAAGCGAGCTGCTTGAAGACGAACCACGTTGCACCTACTCAGATACGAGCCCTCGTCGATGCTTTCTTCGAGCAACGTCAACTGTCGAGTCGATAGCCCTTCTGTAATTAAGCCCACGTCCTGCTCTACAAACAAGAGACGTTGCTCAGTCAGTGGCCTTAATCTACTCAACCACGCTTCTGCAATAAAGTCTGGTGCGTGTGCATGAGGCATGAGCGCTGTCAACATCTCGACAGATTCCGACACGCGGCCCTCGGAGAGCAGCGACATGGCCTCCTTAGTCTTGGTGACGACTTGCCTGCCATACTCCTCATCGTCGATGTGAAGATCCTCACTTGAGCCCGGCAGGTTGACCGATAGCCCATCCGCCCCAAAGCTGTATCCGTAGGTGAACGCGCTCGTGCCCTTGATCGTCACAAAGCGGTCCTCATAAGTGCCGATAAGCACCTCGTCGCGCTCAGTCACCCAGGCGTGAATGGTGTTGAGCTTGTCTTCCATGCGGCCTGTGGTGAGTTCCACGATGCGCTGCGCGTTCAATGCCATGCTTCATTCTCCTACTGCAATCGATTGCAGTTACTTTGCTTCTCGGTTTTGGCTGTTCATTCGGGTCGTGCGCTTGATCTCATTCAGCAGCGCCTCAAGACGATCCAGCCGCTTTGCCAGTCTAGGCTCTCGCTTGGCGATGCGGCGTAGGTGCGCGCGGTCAGGCTCACTGCCCTCCATGAACTTGTCACGAGTGACCCCAAGGGCTCCCTTTTTGAGCTTCCTCTCAAACTCGCTTGAGTGACCAAGATTGCTCTCGCTGAGGCCGCCAACTTCACGCTCGATCTTCTCCCTCTCAAGCTGGCGCTCCAAGTCCGTTGCCGCGAAGTAATCCAGCTCCTCTTGCCTTTGGACCATGAGCGTAACCGCTTCGTCTTCTGAGAAGCCATAGAGGTTGACCAGCAGCCAACGGATCGACACGTCTTCTCGGAGAGAGCCCAGAATGTCCGCCTTGGCCGACATCACCTCAACCCTGGCAAGCTCAATGATCGCGGACGGCACCGTCATCATGATCTTGTAGTCAAAGTCCCTCGGGTCGCGACCTGTCGCGATAAGGTGAACATCACACACCTTGTAATAGCCCTCGATAATTGCGCGCTGCACACGCATCACTGCGGCAGCAAACCTGAAGTCCTCTTGGGAGAGCGGGCGGTTTTGAGCGTCGTCATCTCGCCCAAAGTTGGGGATCTTGATCGCGCGGCCCAGCTTCTTCCTGAAGTAGTCAGTGTCCTCCATCCCCTGATAGTCAGACCCGCTGATGCTGTCCACGCGCACAGCTTCGCCGCGCTCTCGGTGAACGGGGATAAAGAAGTCCTCATCGATCGCCAAGGGGTTATAGGCGCTGTCAAGCGTACCGTTGCTTGTGCGCACGAGCTTCTGGCGCTTGAAGAAATTTCTAACCTGAAGCGCGTAGCTCATCGCCTGATCAGGCTGGAGGTCGCCTGTGTTGACGTAGAAGACGTTGCGGCTCGATGCCCTCGTCAACTTATGGACAAGCACAGCATCCTCCATCATGACCAAGCGACGGTAGACCCAGCGCGCGGGCTCCATGATGGAGTACCCATAGTCGGTCATGCGCTCCTTGCCACGCAGCGCAAAGTGCGACACCTCCCAGCCCTCAAACGGAATGTCTTGCGCGTTGCCGGACGTGACGATCGGACCCTGGCCGCCTTGCGCCTTCAAGAGAAGCGACCTGAACTGATCGGGATTCATGGTCACTGATGGGTTGAGCGAGGCGATATAGCCGATGGTGATGTTGCCAACACCCTTGACCACGCGCGTCATCGTCGCTGGCAACGGATCCAGCTTGATTACGCCGTTTTCGTTGATCAACATGCGCTCAAAGCCGTTGCCCATCTTGCACAGATAACGCGTCTGCTCCCAGATCACGTTGTCCACCTTGAGCGTCTTGTGAAGCATGAAGTTGAGATCCGAGGCGATGTGAATGTTGGGGCTCTCAACCCATATCTTCTGGCCTCTCAGGAAGTCGGCCTGCGTCGCCTCGTCGGCATAGGAGTCAAGCGCGGATGACAACTCGGGGTAGTCATCCATTTGCTCATAGTCCACATAACGACGGTAGAGGTCGGCATGAACCTGCGTGTTGCGCGTGAAGCTGTCAAAGAAGCCGCCCTCGGCGCCGCCCAGCCCCCAGAGGTTCATTGGTGACTTATAGCGCTCAGGGTGGCGCGCTCGCTCAATCTCCTGAACCTGATTGGCCTGCATCGACCAAAAGCCCCTTAAGTCGTTCCAGAGATCGTATAAGCCCACAGCGCACCTCTTATTTTAGCCAGCTTGGAAAGTCGCGACCTTGCATGAAGACACGGTTGGGGTCATTCCCCAAAGAGTCTGGGCCAGTGAGCCCAAAATATTCGTCTTCGCTCTGGGCCGTCTTCTCAAAGGCATTCAAGCCAAGCGTCAAATCCATAGGTTTCTCAACCTCAGTCGATAGCGACCATACTACACCCGCAAGCGCATCGGAAACATCCTTAGTGCGACCGGGTAGGTGATCGATCTTGCCTCGGATGTTGTCCACCTGGAGATACTTCAGCTCATCGATCAGATAGTCGCAGGGGTACATCAAGACGCGACCATCATAGATCGCGTCCTTGCAGTATTGATACCCAGTAATCCTTGTGTCGAGTGAGCGGATCTCAGACCTGATGCCCTTAGCGTTAAGCTCTTGCAGCATATCTGCGCTCTGGTAGGTGTCGGCGCTCACAAAGTTGAACTTATAGCCGTGCTCCTGAAGCTCGTAGATCAAGCGCCTGACGTGCGAGTAAGTGATCTCTCCACCGGGCGGCGCTGAGATCGCCAGCGCAACGTCAATCCAGATCAAGGGCTTCAGCTCAGAGTAGTAGGTGTTGCTCTCAGCGTCATAGAGCGGCACCTCAACCCACCTATCGATGTGGCCCACGACAAAGCCCATCTTATCCTTGGTCAAGCTCGGGTCGAGGTGGATGTGGCGGCGCGCATCAGGGTTAACCAAGGGCAACCACTTCACCTTGGTGACGCCATATTCTGTGATCTGCCGCTTCTTCGATAGGTTGTTCCATCTGAACGGTGAGGGGTCGCCGCTGTACCAGATCACTTCCTTTGTCGGCACGGGCTGATCTTCGCGCTCTTTATAGATCGCCTGGATCTTATCCCAGCGGGACATAAACGGCATGATGCGCGGAACAGACACCCCAGCGATGTCCCTGATCGAGTTTTCAATGTCGCGCTCGAAGTCCTGCCTGAACTCGATCGGCACCTCGATGACCTTGGCGAACTCGTCATCAGTCACAGGGTCGGGCTCATCTGGCTCAAGGATGCGAGACACCAAGGCCCGGCCTCCAAAGAAGACGCGGAACTTCTCACCACTATAACGCTCAGGCGGCTTTGTCTCCCACTCAGCATAGTTGAGCACGCACACCTGCGGATCATGAGCGGCGGCGTTGATCAGCTTCTCTGTGAAGTCCATCTCGTTGTTTGAGGACGAGATCACATATAGGCACCCAGGCACTGTGCCGCGCCTCATAAAGCGCGACTTGATGCGGCGGTTGAGCTGGTCATAAGTGACCTCAACCTGCGTGAGCGGGGCGCCTTGACTGGTCGCTGTCCTTTTGGTGGAGACGAGCTTAATCGAAGCGCCAAAGTTGACCTCATCGATGATGCCACCGATGAGGTTCTTGCCGATGACGTTCTTGCCTGCCGTCGAGTCTGTCACCACCCTCACCCCAGGCATGATCTTGGCATAGTAGGTCAAGCACTGTGAGCCTAGCTCCTGAAAGTAGGCGCTGCCCTCCAGCTTCTCTTTGAAGTCCTGATAGAGCGTATCTCGGCAGTGCTCCCTGGACATCGACAGCAGGCCGAAGATGATCATTGAGTTGGGCGCCACGCCTAGCGACTCGTGCGGGTTGCGCAGGCAGGTCAGACGATAGATCGAGTACATGAGCCCGTAGGTGGCGGCGTAGCTCTTACCCCAACCAATTGACCCAGCCATGATCACTGACGAGTAGCGGCCCGCGTTGATCTCCTTTAAGCACTTGCGGATCTCAGGAAAGACGCTGCGGCCACCTGTGCCGGAGTAGTAGGGATCGTCGAGGAAGGTATCAAGATCGACAGGCTCTCTAATGTAGTGAGCTGAGGCCATCGCCCGGTAAACGTCAACTGACTCTTGCTTGCCCGCCATGACCTCTTTGATGAGTCGCTGCTGCTCGTAGCTCAGGCTTTGCCAAGCACTACGGATGATGTCTAATTCCTCCTCAACAGTCCTTACGCTGCGCGCTCGGCCACCCTCTTTTTCAATCACTTGACCCTCCTATTCTTCTTCAGATCCGGCATCATGGTTGTCGATGATTACGGCGTCGTCATACTCGGGGATGTCGCTTTCGACCGAGACGGGAAAGAGCTGCGCGGCAACCAACACGCCTGAGTCGGTGTTCTCCAAGAGTTTAAAAAACTCAATCGTCTGCTGAATCTTCTCAGATCCGAGTAGGTGGGGCGGGATCTTGTCCCCTGCTACCACCCCAATCTCGGCGCGATGCGTCAACTGGCCTATGTTTCTCGGGGTGAGGCCATACTCTTGCTGCGTCTCTTTGATCTGTCGGAGCAGGTCGGCGGCCCGGCTGATCTCTTTTCCAAGCTGCGGGAGCATCATGCCGTTCATGTGCTCCTCCATCGCCACGGTCTTCTGAATCCTGGCCATCTGCATGTCGTAGAGGCGCTGATACTCGTTCAGCACGTCAACATGATCGTTGAGCTTTTCCAATGCCTGCTTAGCGCGCTCTGGATGGACCTGCACGGCGATCTCATCCTCAGTCATGACCGAGCGCTTAAAGTCGCTCAAGATAGCGACTAGCGTGGTCGGCTGGACCTCAAGATATTCTCCCTTGTCCTCTTGGATGAACGAGGCAATCTCAGTCAGCTTGAACCCATTGAAGATCATATCGTAGGCGTCATTAAAGCAATTCAGGTTCCTCAGCTTCTGATATTTCTTCTCATCCCGGCGATAGCGACGGGGCGCGCGATGCACTTCAGACATATCACTGCTCGTCTGTGCTTATGACTTTGGGGAGACGCTTGAGGCGGTTCAGGTCATAGAGCCTCAACATATCCTTGAACACTTCGGTCGCAGATACATTCTCCTCGGACACAGCATTCATCAGCATCGTAAGGTGCTTCCAAAGCCTGTCGTCCACGGGCACCCAAAGGTGCTCCTTGTTGCCGTAGTCAAAGAACAGGTAGCGATTAGGCACCGTGCTCCCATACTTGGAGAACAGCTCGTTAAGCAGTTTGGAGATGCCGCCTACTGTCAGCTTCTCCTCCTTGATCTTCTTCTTGAACTGGTCCTTCACGCTCGCGGGGAGGTCCATGCTCACGATGTCTTGCACGAGGCCCTTGGTGAGCGACTTGTAAGCAGAGTTGTCTGTGAACGCCAAGAGGTTCTGCATCTCCTTGGCCTCATAGCGGCGCGCAAGGTCGGTCCAGAGCTTGACGAACTTCTCGGTATTGATCTCACCCCTGAGCGCGTTGAGACGCACGGTGACGAATTTCTTAAGGTCTTCGTCCTTCCAGATGTCGCTGGTCAAAACAATCGCTGGAATGTGAGTCTTGCCGCTATACTTGCAGGCTTGCCAGCGGTGCTCTCCACCAAGAATCTGATAGACCTCGGCGCCGTCGCCGCGATCGATCCTGACCACCTGAATGGGATCGATGAACCCAACCTCGTCGATGTTGTCGGACAGCTTGTTCAGCGTCTCCTCATCCATCTCGTTGGGATTCCACTCATTAGGCACGCACTTCTCTATGGGCAGCACCCTATATTCACCACCCAGCGCCCCTTCTGTCTCCATCTCGTCGATCACATCAACCTCTCAAACGTTGCAAAGCCAACGACCAGCTCCCTCGTGCGCTCTGGACCAATGGTGAGCAGCCAGTGGAGCGTCGAGTAAGGCGAAGGATCTTTGGCAAGGTTTTGAATGACAAGGCCCAGGCCAGATGCTCGCCAAGCATCCATGTCGCCATAAGCCTTAAATGAGCTACCAAGGATGCACGATGACGCGCCCACAGACTTAGACGCATGGATCAGGCGATCAGTCGTCGAGTCGCCTGAATGGTCTGCGCAGAGCGCCAGTGGTGTGTTGATCTTCAGTCTTACTCTTAACCATATTAGCGCAGCCAGATTATACTGCCACAGAAACAGCGACTTGCTCCCAAGAAGCTCAGCAAGCTCGTGCTCGTATACCTTCCAGTAAGGCGCCTTGGCGTAGGCGGCCTTCAAGTCACCAAACACTCGCTCTGGCCAGTCGGTGACGTGAGGTGTGAATTGGCACTGGCCGATGCTCACCATGCGCCCATTGAGGGGTAAGGTCAGATAGTAGTCCTTGTTCGACCCCTGATGCTGACGGCTGAGCTTAGCGCGTCGGGTGAACTCGCCAACCTTGGAGTCTACATCAAGGATGAACACGTCTGACTTGATCATCTTGTTAAAGTAGCCGGGCCAAGGCATGAAGTTGAGTTGGTGGATGCAGACTCTCATTCTTCTTCATCCTCCACGGCAGGGACCGACTCCGACTTGCTCATGTATTTGGCGATGGGGAAGTCAAAGTCGAGGCGTCGATACGTCAAGACCCTGTTCTCATCGTAGGTGCCCTCGTAGCCCATGAACCCCATCGTTTTGTGATAGTCGAGTTTGGTGGTCTTCATGAAAAGCTGCGTCCCTTGGCGAATGTCCGCCCCTGTCTTTGACGTGCGCTTGGCCACATCGACCAGCTCATCCCAGGTGATCTGCTCAGGCATACCACTGGCGAGCAGCGCATCAGCCACAATGCTTGAAACGTAGCTGGCGGCAGCGATCGTTGTCTCCCTGTTCTTCTCGACCAGGGGCTTGATGCTGTTCATCAGCATTTGATGCCGGACCACAACGTCATACCCCTTGATCATCCGTTCGCGCAGCTCGTTGAACGGCCCCTGCACCTCGTCCTCGAAGTAGTGCTCGTAAATGTACCTAAGATGCACCTCAAGCTCGCTCTTGGTCTTGAAGCTGAAGGGATAGTCCTGCCACCAACGCTGCGTGTATGGAGCCTCCAAGATGATCGGCACGACGCCAGCGATGATCTGCTCAGCGGTGGAGGCGGCGATCGATGCCTCGCCATACTTTGAAGAATAGATCTGGATGTGGCAGGTCGCTGAAATCTTCCAGAACTCCTCTTGGGGGCACTGAGTATGAAGCTCGTAGGCCATGCCACGATCATCAAGGATGCCGAGCTGCTTCTTGCCATATTGGCCGGGCATCCCCTGAGAGCAGATCACAAGCTCAACGTCACGACCAAACTCAAAGAGCGACTGCACCGTTTCCCTAAACTCCTCGACGCGCATAGAGGAAGTAAGGCGGCCCGCGTATTGAATCCTGAGCGGGTGATTCTTGGGCTTCTCTATCCCGTCGATCACCCCAAGGACGCGGTTCACATCAACACCCTGATAGTCCGGCAGGCGGTTATCATAGAGGCGCCTGATATTGCCGGGCTTGAAGACCTTGCGGGCGCGCTCGACCATGTACTGAAACGAGAACTCCGACTGGTAGGCCGCGTAACTTTGCATCAGGCCGTAGAAGTAAATCTCGTCGTAGATATGATTGATACCTGAGTAGTAGGGCTGATCTGGGGGCGTGATGAATGAGCACAGGCTCATGATGACGGCAGGAGAGCCCGCAGTAACTCGCCCAAGCAACGCCTGAATCTGCGGCGCGATCCTCGGCTTAGGCGTCATGATGAAGTCAAATTGAAGACTCTCAGGATCATCAGGCAGGACCAGCCTCAGAATGTCATCCTGAAGGCTGCTCCCTGTCTTGAACTGTCCAGTCATCAGCTCCGGGGAGATCGGCACCTTGAGGATGCGCGGGTGATCGATCCAGTCGTCATAAGTCAAATTCGAGTAGATAGGGAAGATCACTGAGTTGTTCTCGTTGCTCTCCACCCAGCGGCGCAAGATGACCTTGTTGGAGTTGTGGATAGAGCAGCCCTGCACGTTTGGGTTGGTGACGAACGGGATGTAGAGACAGATCATCAAAAAACTCCTGAAGCCTGTGACTGCAATCGATTGCAGTCACAGGCCTCTCAGTAGAAGCGCGCGAGGGCGCCTAAAGTTTGAGCACCATGCGAACAAGCTCAAAAGCCTCAGCGTAGGGCTTGCGGATCTGCTCGCCCCTGACTTGCGCCAAGCTGAACATGAAATCGCGGCTGAAGTAGCTGCGCGCCTTCTCGAACTGGCTCTCATAAGCCTGCATCGCGTTCCATTTCTGCTCAAGGTGAGCTGCTGACACTTCAATGAAGAACTGCGCATCAAAGGTGATGTGGTTCCAGGGCAGCTCATAACCGAGAATCGTGCCATGCTTAAAGCAGCGCGTCCCTTCGGCGTAGAGCACTTGGTGATCTTGGTGGAGATCGTGCCCCGATGGCAAGAACACAATGTCAAAATCTCCAGAGCGCTGAAGATCGACAAGGCGCTCCAGCACATCTTGCCTGTGATAGCTGAGCTTGCGCACGGGGTAGTCATAGACGTGAAGGCGGGAAGGGGCCACGCCTACTCGCGCCATCGCGGTATAGAACTCATCGCGGAGTTGATCAGGGCGGTCCTCGGGCAGCGACTCTTTGGCCGTCGAGAAGGCCGCGACAGTCACGTCAACACCAACATCAACCATCCTGGCAAGCGTCGCACCACAACCAAGCTCAACGTCATCAGTATGGGGGGCCAGGAACAGCGCGCGAGTGTAATTGGTGAAAGAGATCATCAAAGCTCTCCTGCGTTGCGGCTGTCGAGTTGCTTGAGCAGATCGATCACTTGGTCTTGCTGACTGGTCTTCAAGCCGGGGTAGATCGGCAACGCCATGATCCTCTCGCTCGCTGCCTCTGCCATAGGAAAGGCCCCGCGCCGACCATTGATCACAGGCTGGAGGTGACAGGGCACAGGGTAGTAGATGTTGAATCCAATGCCTGCGAGCTTAAAGGCTTGAGCAGCCCTGGTGCGCTGCTGAGCTGTCCCGAACTGGATGCAGTATTGGTTGAAGGTGCGATAGCTGTAATAGTCGTGACCGTCAAAAGGACAGGACACACTCTTAACGTCAGCCAAGCCCTCTTTATAGTAGGCGGCGTTTGCGCGCCTTTGCTCAATCAGCGTGGGCAGCTCCTCAAGCCTGTCGATCAGAAAGGCAGCTTGGAGCGCGTCAAGGCGATAGTTGCCGCCAACGCCATCATGACAATACTTCTGCGTCATGCAGTGGGCGCGGCGGTGGCGGATCTCATAAGCCACAGCAGGGTTGCGCGCGACGACAAAGCCACCATCACCCATGCAGCCGAGGTTCTTTGTGGGGAAAAGGCTGAAGCAACCCACGTCGCC